CACCAACTGCTTCTCTTCATGTGATTTCTGCTGCAACTGATATAGCTATTTTTACAGGTGCAACAGATGGTACTGTTGCAATAAATTCAGTAAGTTCAGATGGTAAATTAGCATTTCAAAACAATGGCATAGTTGAATGGTCTATGGGGTTTGATGATAATGAAGATGATAGGTTTGCTATAGTTACTGGTGCTAATTTAGGTACAGCATACAAATTAGTGATTGAAGAAGGTGGCGATATTGGTATGGGTACAGCCAATCCAGAAGTAGGTTTACATATATATGATGCAACTGGTGATGCTGAACTACAGATAGAATCAAATGGTACTGGTGCTAATGGTGATGCAGGTATTAACTTGTTTGCTAACACAAGTGCTAATTCCAGAATAAGATTTGGCGACACAGATGATAATAATGTTGGATTAATTAATTATGACCACACAGAAGATGATATGACATTTAGGGTGGGTGATTCTACTAGAATGACAATAAATGGTACAAGTGGAGATACAATTATAGATAAATTAGGTGTAAACATAGACCCTGTTTATACTCTTCATGTAAATTCAGGAACAGGAGATAATCCTGCAAGGATAGAGTCTTCCGATGAATTAGCAGCAGTTGCAATAACAGATAGTGGAGATACTTTCTGGTTAGGTGTTAATGGTACTGATAATGTTGGATGGATTGGAAGCAGCGGTTCAACACCAAGTGGAATGATTATGAATTTATCAACTGGTGAAAGTTATTTTCCAAATAATGTGGGTTTTGGTACTGTTACAAACCCAGATACAAATGTTCATATAGATGCTTCAGGTGGGGGTAATATGAGATTATCCAGAACAACAGGAGGAGGCTCTACGCAAACATTGGGTATAATCCAATATGGTACTGAAGATGGCGACGGAAACTTAGTTCAATTAGGAGCATATCAAGATGGAGCAACAGATGCTGGTGCTTTTACAATATCAACAGAAGCAACAGGTGAAGCACTTACTGAGAAATTTAGAGTTGAATCAGATGGAGATGTGAATGTAACAGATGGTAATTTATGGGTTAATGATGGTAATGCTTGGCTTGGTGTAGGCAGTTCACCAACGCTTAATCACAGAGCACAGAATAGGCTTATTTCCTCAACTCAATTTGCAGTGATAATAGATTCAGATGATACTTCAGCAAACCAATACTTTGCTGTTGCAAAAGATTCAACTACTATTGGTGCTATGGAAGCGTTGTTTAGAGTGGAAGAAGATGGGGATGTTGGTATAGCAACTGTAGCTCCAGCATATCCATTAGAGATAAATGCAACAGATGGGAGTGGAATTAGTCTTTATACATTAGGAAATATATCAGCAGATGACTACATAACAAGAAGTACAGCATTTGATGGTGATGCATTGATTGCATTAAAGGGCATGAGAAGTGATGGTAATGGTAAACCAGATTATAGTACCTATCCTGATGAATTAAAGGTAGAGATGACAGCACCTATTAGAGAGATAATAGAAAGGACATTTGATGAAGTAATATATGTGAATGAAACAAAGAATGTAACATATATTGATGAAATACAAATTCCAGTAATAGTTGAAGAAAATGTTGAAGTAGGGAAGCAGATTATTGTGCCTGTTATTGTTCAAAATAATTTATATGATGAAAATGGAACAGTGATTGGTTATGAGAATGTTACAGAGAATCAAACTCAAACTGTATATGTTTACGAGAAACAAAATGTCACTAAATATGTTAGCCAAGAAGTAGAAAAGACAGAAGAAAGAATTGTTGAAGTACCTAAGACAATACAAGTGCAAAAGAATATTACAGAAATAACAGGATATGAAGAAGTAAATGGTACAAGTCAAGGAGAACTTAATGCTTATCAAACAAGAGCTATCCAACAACTTTTAGAAGAAATTACACTTTTGAAAACAAGAATAGCAACATTAGAATTATCGGAGGCGAGTAAATAATGCCAATACCAAAATCTAAGAAAAAATTAAGTAAGAAAGTAGATGAAGACGGTCACATCATTGTAGCTGAGAATGTTAAATTAATATTCGGCAGTACAGTTCAACCAATGTCATCTGTGAAGGTGGAAAAATGAATAAGATGGTTGTAAGAGGAGTTGCAGTCAAGGCAGGAGTAAGTAGAAATGGTATTCTATATACTACTGAAGAACTTGAGAAGTTTGCACCAACTCTAAAAGGAAGACCAATGCTCAAAGACCATAATGCTATGACAGATAATACTATTGGATTAGTTGAAGACTCAACCTATAGTGAAGAAAAGGTTTATTATAACGGATGGGTAAAAGATGCAGCAACCAATGAAAGGATAGCAGATGGTAGAATTAAAGAAGTAAGCATTGGAGCAGTGGCAGGAAGATTAGTAAAGGAAAGTGAAGACAGTGATGTTTTAATTGCTAAAGATATGGTAGCAATGGAATTATCAACAACGCCTTGTCCAGGAGTTGTTGGTACATCTATTACACAAGCATTGAAACAAATAGGAGAAGCAGAGACAGCAGAAGAGAAAGCAGGTGTACTACCTATTATGGAAAGTGTTGATACTATTAAGGAATTTGATAGTTCAAATGAGTTTAAGGAGGTAAACAAAATGGTAAAAAGTGAAATTAAAGAGGAAGAACAACCTCAAGAAGAAGAGAAAGCAGAAGAAGAGCAACCTGAAGAGGAAGCTAGAGAAGAAGAGAAGACAGAAGAAAAAGTTCAAGCATTGAAGGTCGATATAGATACTTCAAAATTAGATGAGGCTTTAATGAAAATGGAAAAACTGAAACAATTAAAGGAAGAAATAGCTGAAGGTGAAGAAGAAAAGCCTGAAGAAAAACCAGCAGAGCCAGAAGCAGAAGCACCAGCAGAACCCGAGAAAGAAAAGGGAGAAGTTGCAAGCGGTGAAGAAGCAGAAGGTGGAGATGTCGGTGAAGGATATGTCGTTGAGAGTAATGAAGACGGCGAAGGATATTGCTTTTGGAAAAAACCTAAAGCAGAGGGTGAATAAAAATGGCACAAAATCCAGCAGGGTATGTTCCAGTATTTGATGGTGGAGCACCAAGGATAATTTCAGGATATGCAAGAGAAGCTATGAGTGGCGGACAATTAGCATATTCATCTGGTACAACTACAGCAACAGTAAGTTCAGGACTTAATAGTTTTGTAACAGGAGATGTTTTGTTTGCTGCAGGAGCATCAGGAGGAGAGTTTAATGGAGTTGTTGTTACTTCAACAGTAGGAAGCAACAGTCCAGTAGCAATTGCAACAAGAGGAATGTTTATTTGTACAGTAGATGGTGACACTACACCTGGAAATCATGTAATGACACAAGGTGGAAATGCAATCGCACAAGCAGGTTCTGTTGCAGGTAATGTAGCAGCATTGAATATTATAGGTAGAGCATTGACAGGAGCAGGTTCAGAAGGATATGCAATAGTCAATATCTACGGATGAGGTGATAAAGGATGGCACAAGAATACATAAAAGAACTTTTAAGTACAGGACTGGGTACTCAAGGTCAGCTTCTAATAGTTAGAAAAATTCATGACACTCTAATTGATGAAGTAGAAAAAGCTTTGATACCAAGAACTGAAGCAGCATTCGTAATTGGTCCAAGCGGTATTCCAGGTTCAAGTGTAGATATTAATCTGGTTACTGAAAATATTGGAGATGTTAGAGTTGTTGCAGAAGGAGCAGAACTTCCTTTAGACCAAACTGAGTACACATCCGTTAATCTGAAACCAGTTAAGTATGGTGTAGGAATAAGGATAACCAGAGAGATGATGGAAGATGCTAAGTGGAATCTTTTAGATCACAATCTAAAGATTTTCGCTAAGAGATTTGCAGAAAACGAGACAAACTTAATCATTACAGAACTAGACAACGCAACTAATACAGTTAGTGGTGGAGCAGCAATAACAATTGCAAACATCACAAGAGGTATGCAGTATCTTGATGATGCTGATTATACAGCTACAACTTTACTAGTTGGAATGGAAGTCCTAAATGATTTAAGAAATATAGATACTTTCGTTGAAGCAAACAAAGTTGGTAACACTGATATGTTACAAAGAGGATTCTTGGGAACAATTTATGGAATGAATGTTATCAAGTTTTCAACCAACGCAGCACCGTCAAGCACATATGCAAAATATGCTTATGTATATGACAAGATGCATGGCTTTGTAATTGCAGAGAAAAGACCAATGACAGTAGAAGGCTTTAACTTACCAACTTATGATATGGGTGCAGCAAGTGTTACTCAAAGAATAAGAGCAAGGTATTTAAGAGCCAATGCGATTTGTAAAGTGACAACTTCTTAAGGAGGTTGTTTTTTTATTTTTTTATTTAGGTACAACAATTAACCTTGTTGTGCGTGTTTTTGTGGGGGCTTTATTTTAAACGCGTCCCTGATAAGCAAGGAGGAATGATAAACATGGCGGGTCTCGTCGAAGGATTAGGTTTTGAAGAAGTAAATCAAAGTGTTACATCAACTGCAATCATTAGTGGTACTGATGTTTATGCTGCTGGTAGCGTAACAGCTCCAATAGGAGATATTACAACATTAACTACAACAACAGCAAATTTAACAACAACAATAGGAACAACAGTATCAGGAGTGACTGGAAGATTTAGTAATGATGTAACAATAGGAAGCTCAGTAATTATGGGAGCAACCGTCAACGAAGGAGTAATGGTAACAAATATTGTAGCAGAAGCAATCATCACAGGAGGAATGTGGGTTGAAGTTTCAGGAGCATCAGGAACAGCAGCAGCTTTAGTAGCAAAAGGAACAGAGAATCCGCAACCACTAGGTATTGCAATGGCAACAGTAGCATCTGGAACAGCAGTAAATATTCTTACAAGAGGAGTATATACTGGTATCATTGCAGAAGCAACAGTTAATGCAGGAGATGGTTTTGCTGTAGGAGCAGGTAATGCTTTGAATTGTGCAAAAGCAACTGGTGCAGGTGTTAACAGAGGAACTGTATTGATGGGAGCAGGCTCAGAAGGAGTAATTTCAGTTTACCTATTTTAGGTAAGCTTTTTTTATTTTTTTTAAATGAGAAAAAGAAAATGGCAATATGGAATGTAGGAAGCATTGGAAGTGTAGTGTTGAATTTAGTAGATGACATACCAGCATCTATAAGTGGATTGTTACCTGTGTTAGCAGAGCAAGAAGTTAATTATGCTGAGACTTATACTGGTCAATCAATTGGTACTACAGCTATTGCAGCAAAGTATCAACCAGCATTAACATCTCTTACAGCATCAGCTGTTTTAAGAGCAATGGAAGTACAAGGAGCAGATGTTAGTAATATCAAGTTAGGAGATTTCTCTGTTGCTAAAGGACAGGGTAGTGCAACTAATACAGCGAGTAATTCGTATAGACAGGATGGTCAAAAGAAGCTTAATGAATTGGGAAGGGAGGTAAACTTTTACAAAGCACTAGGATGAACTTAATGGAAATAGACCGAGAAGAAGGAATGACAGCAAGGCAGGATTATAATATGTACCTTGAAGATTTTTACCCTGAAATATTTGACTATGAGCAATATTAAAAATGGCAGTAATATCAGCGACATCTTTGCAGAAGGATGTGAAGCAAGCAATTGCATACGGGGAACAAGTTAGATTTAGGTATTTTAATTATAGTGGTGCGGATGCAGGTTATGATGATAACGTAACATTAACTCAGAGTGGCACTGACTTTTATGTCTCAGGATTAAAGCTTCCAATTGATGCAACACGAGGAACTAGAGATGCAATTGAGATTGAGCAAGGGTTAATAAAACAAGACGACAGTAAGATATATATTGATGGTACTGTTAATACATCAGGCATGTATAGAGTAGGATTAGGAAGTCCAGCAACAGGAACAGAGGAGTATTCTGTTGTAGAAAACGGAGTTATTGTTTGGGATATTGGAGGACAAGAAGTTTACAAGAAACTTTACATCAGAGCGTTACCGACAGGAAGTTTATTAGGTGAATGATGGCACAAGGAATAGGAGTTGTTGTAAAAGGAATTAAAACTCTTGATAAAAAACTTACTAATTTCAGAAGACAAAAACTAGAAGAAGTACCAAACAAGCAATCCACGATGCAGGATTTTTTTTAGAAGGAGAAATAAAACAAAGTATTGCAGGAAGAAGAGTTGAACATAAAAGCGTTGATACAGGAACTCTTTTAAGAAGTATATTAACAGACAATACCAACAGGTTAAGGTCAATAGTTTCAACAAATGTAAAATATGCAAAGTATATTGAGTATGGAACAACAAGAATACATGCAAGGATGCATTTTAGAAATAGTAAAGCTAGAAATGAACAGAAAATAATAAATATGGTTAAGGATAGAATAAAAAAGGCAATAAAAAACTATTAATTACAAGCGAGTAATTAATAACCAAGCGAGGTAAGAATGGTATCAAGTAGCACGTTTTTGAGCGACACTATAAAATTCATACGAGATGACTTAGATGATAATGTCACTGACCCAGTTTCCACTCTCAGGAGTGGCAGAGACAGGTTTGTTATGACTTCTTACCCCACTCGTCCAGTTAAGTACCCCATTATCACTGTAAAGGATGTTGGTGTCTCAGCCCCTGAAAGAATGGGAATGCAATCAGAGATTTCTTTAATACGATTATCAGTTGAAGTCAGAGTATGGGCTAGAAATGTAAAAGAGAAAGATGAATTAGCAGAAGCAGTATTTACACAGTTAAGACAAAATCAGTTTGGAGGAGCAAGTGCTTCAACCGATGCTGAGTTACACGATTTTAGATTAAACTCAATGGTTAATGTTGATGAGCCTGGACAAGCAGGAGTCAAAAGTAAAGTTATGGAATTTGAATATATATTTTTAACAGAATAGGAGAAGGAGGAATAAAAATGGGAATTTATGTAGCAGACCAAAACCAAGTGGGGTTTCAATATGAAAGTGGAACATACGCAACTCCATCTGGTCTTGGGCAATGGATAGGATTGATTCAGAATCATGCTCCTACAGCAAATACAGGGGTAACAAGTATAAGGTATATTGGCGAAGGAACAAGAGATGTTGGAATACATACTGATGGACCTTTAGACTATGAAGGAACTTTGACTTACTTTCCACAAGACTGGAAGATGATACAATTTGCTTTGGGTAGTATAGGAACAGCAAATGGTTCAATTCATACCTTTGTGGCAATAGATAGCAATGATGGAAACAATTACACATCAGGTACTAAGTGTCCTTTTATGAGTTTTACTTTAGAGGATGGTCAGCAAGGAGCAATTGCAGGACAGAACTTTGTTAGAACTTACAAAGGATGTATGGCTGAGAGTATTACAATATCAACAGCACAAGGAGAACCTATTAGTGTTGACTTAGCTTACAAAGCAAAGGAGATGACATTTAGTTCTGGTGCGGTAACAGCAGTCACAGCATCGACAAGAAAACCATTCATGTGGAGTCATAGTCATTTAGAACTTCCGTCAGGAACAGACTATACAACTTTAACTGATTGGAGCTTAGGAATTACTAACAACATTGACACAACACATTATTGCAATGGAAGTAGAAATACAGATACACCAAAGCCTTTGAATAGAGATTACAATTTTACAGCAACATTCCAATCAAAATGGGACAAGGCTAAAATATTGTATGACCAATACTTTCAAGGTGGCAGTGAATTCAATGCATTACTCGATGTACAGCAAGCTGGAAGTTTAAGTTTGAAAGTCACAATGAGTGGATGTAAAGTAACGTCAATGGATGCACCTTCACCAGTAGAGGGAGTAAACACACAGAGTATAACTGTTGTTCCTAAAAAGATAACAGCATATGCAGTTGATTCAGCAACATATGAAGGATTTTAGTGGGGTGAAATAATGAGTGAAAAAGAAGTCAAGATAGGAGATTATACATTCAAAATTAAAGAGTTAATGTGGGGAGACCAATTAACTCTTATTGATGAAGGTTATACAGTAAGAAAATTTATGGGATTCTGTATTGTTGAACCTTCAGATTTTGATTTTAATCTCTTAACACGAGAACAAGGAAAAGAATTAATGAAGAGCATAAATGAGCTTAATGCTGTGGACAAAGATTTTCAGAACCCCGACCAGGAACAAAAGAATACAATCGACAAGACATAAGATGGTGGTTAATTAGAAATTTTCCTGGTTGGAGTATTGAATATATCGACAGCTTAAGTGATAAGAATGTACAGTGGATGATACGGAAGTGGAATGCAGAACAATCTGAAAAGAAAAGGCAGGCAAATAAAACAAAATGGCAGAAAAAATAGCAGATGTTGTAATTGAAATCAGAGCTGAAACTAAACAACTCCGTAAAGATTTAGCAAATGTAAAGACGCAGATGAAAGGAGTTGAAAAAAATACAACTACCACAGGCAATTCTTTTAAAAAGATGGCAGGATTTATTGGAGGAACTGCTGTTGTTGGGACTTTACTTTATGGTTATAAAAATTTAGTTTCTGAATCTGTTAAACTTGCAGCACAGTCAAATCAGATAGCAGGCGCATTTGATAATTTAACTGCAAGTGCAGGAATGGTTTCTAGTGAATTGTTAAACACTTTAGCAAGAGCAACAAACAATGCTGTCGATAATATGACTTTGATGCAACAGGCAAATCAAGCATTACTATTAGGTATTGACCCTGAAGCTTTGCCAACAATGTTTGAAGGTGCTAGAGCTGCGGCAGCAGCAACAGGAAGACCTATAGCATCAGCCATTGCAGACATAACAACTGGTATCGGAAGACAGAGTAAAATGATTCTTGATAATTTAGGAATTATGGTCAATACTCAGAAAGCTTATGAAGACTATGCTAAAACTTTAGGCAAGACAGCAAACGCTTTAGATGA